AGGATGGTGCAACTATTAGTACTATTGTGGGAGAAATGCTCACAGCAGAGCCATACGCAGGACATTACAAATCAGATGCGGCCGCAGATGCTAATCAGCACGGAATGAGTGAAGATTTAAGTGCTGATACGGATCCAAATGCACAACCTCCAGGAGACAGTAACGACCCATTTGCAGGATATAAAGCAGAAGTCAAACAGATAATGAATGAAGTTGTGCAAAAACGTATTCAGGATGATCAAAAACGTCTGGATGATCTGCTAGGCAATTTACCCTTTCCTATTCCAGGCCTTGAAGCATTTAAACAAAAAGCAGGTGATAAAGCAAACGAACTTATGAGTAATTTTAATATTGCAGGATTAAAAGGAAATATAACTGCTTTGCTTAACTATGAAGAATATTTAAAAGGACTTATAATGCCAAGTTTTAGTTTTGATATTCCTACTCTATCAGACTTATTGGCAGGAAAATTTGGGTACGCATTAACACTTCCAGACTGGATGGCTGAAACAAAAGCAATGATTTTAGACGTTAAAAATAGATTGGCTGAACTGGAAAAATACATGCAAAATCCAGCCGCCGCTTTAGGCAATGTAGCAAACCAGGCTATAGGAGAAGTTGCTGGTGAATTAGGTTTAGATAACATGAACAGTATAGGGGATGTTAGTAATCTAGCAAACAATGTAATGCAACAAACAGGCTTAACCAGTGCTCAATTAAATCAAAAGGTTAGTGATATTGCAAACAGTATTACCAAAGGTGCAAACGAAGATGACGGAGGCGGATAATGGCAGGACCTAGCAAAATAGAAATTTTAGAAAAAGTTATAACCAAACTTGTACAAAAGGGCATAACTCCTATTTTTGACGGGCCTAGTATTATTTTAGTTGACGAAGCAGGAAACAAAATGGTTGATTTTACAAATGGATTAGGACCTATAGGTGCTGATTTAACCATGATGACCAAATTGGAAGAAGCATCTACTACTGTAAAAAGATTGGTTAGAGTACCTATAAGTGATAATCAGATGTTAGCACTTACAAGTTTTTGTAGCCACATAGGTAGTACAAATTTTTCCAGAAGTGGAGTTTTAAGATCTTTAAATTATGAAAATTATAGTTTGGTACCAACAGCACTATTACAATGGAGAATAGGTTCAGCAAATCCTGATGAACCAGCAGAAGTTAGATTAGACTTCCAACACAGAAGAGAATTTGAAGCAGAATTGTTTACTACTCCAGATATTGTAAAAATAGAATTTAGCATAGAAGGAGAAAACAAAAAAACCTGGAAACAACTTACTGCTATGTTAAAGAAAAGAAAACAAGAAGCAATGGGCACAATATTAGAAGGCCAAATGGTAGGTAATTATTTAGAATTTGGTGATCTATCTAAATTGTTAAATCGAACAAACGACATTGTGGACGAAAACCAAAAAACTGGCAGGACACAAAATCCTGGTGCTACTTATTAGAATTTATATCTTTTAATAAATCAGATATTCTTACTAAGGCTCTGTATTTTTGGTCTTGTTCTTCTTTAACCTGATCTTCCAAAAACTTTATATGCTCTCTTAAAGAGTTACATTCATTATTTTTGTCTACTAACATACGTCTTAGTTCTTCTTCAAGTGTATTGTTTAAACTTGATACCTCTGCCATATCACACCTCAAATATAATTTTTTGTAATAAATTTGTTACATTGTTATTTAACAAAACAGCACTATGTCCTGCTTCTATAAATGTATTTTCAGACATTTTAAATTTAGGTGGAGTTGCACTTTGACTATCACAATCTATCATGCCGTCATTTGCTTTACCACCTAACCCTGCCACAGGATTAGCACCTTTTGTACACACTATATTAGTATGGGCTCCAGTGTACTTTTTTTCCTGTAGAAGTGCTAAAACTTCAGCACCCGGTCTGGTATTCTGAAACATTTTGGAATTTCTCCAAAAATAACCAAATATTCTGGCTACTGGAGTACCCATCCAGGGAGTTGCTATCGTAACCAAATGTTCAATTTTGTTTGGATACACACTAGCATACCAGGCCGCCAGTAACCCGCCAAAACTATGACCTACAAAATATACAGGTTCTTTACCAAACTCACGTTCTTTTTGTAACCTGATCATTTCTACCACATCGAATGGATCATCGTCCATGCTGTATTCTGGTGTTAAAAACCTGTGTTCTGGCAATTTTAGTGTGTAATAATTAAAATTATCAGCACAAGCATTAGCACCATGTATGTAGATCACATTTTTCATATCGTTATTATATACTATATTTTTGCTTTGTCAAGCCATTATAACTTGTTTTAATGAATATGATAAATAAAGGTATGGCAACAACGTTCAAAGGATTTAACACAATAGGTAATGTAAGAGCACCTTATTCACTATTTGATTTAGAATTAGTTAAAAGAGATTTATTAAACGAATTTTATACTAGAAAAGGTGAAAGGCTGATGAGACCTAATTTTGGTTCTATAGTATGGGATTTACTTATGGAGCCTGAAGATGAGACCACAGAAGAAACTCTTAAAAACGATATTGCAAGAATTGTTGGAAAAGACCCTAGAGTAGAACTCAAAGAAACAATACTGTTTATTTCAGATCATACAATAAGAGCTGAGGTGAGTTTGAATTATGTTCAAACAAATATAGACGATATTTTATATTTAGAGTTTGTACGCAGTAATGGAAGTGAATAAAAATGGCATATTCAGAAAGACAAAATAATTTATTTGCGGCGGAAGACTGGAAAGTTGCATACAAAGTATTTACAAATATAGATTTTACATCTTATGATTTTATTACGTTAAGACTTTCCATGGTAAATTACATTAAATCAAATTTTCCAGAAAACTTTAATGATTATATTGAAAGTTCAGAATTTATATCTATAATTGAATTACTTGCATTTGTGTCACAATCACTTGCATTTAGAATGGATTTAAACAGTAGAGAAAATTTTTTAGAAACAGCAGAGAGAAGAGAAAGCGTCTTTAAACTAGCCAGAATGCTTGGGTATTCTCCTAGGAGAAGAACACCAGCATCAGGACTTGCAAAAATTGTATCTATAGCAACAAATGAACCAATTACAGATAGTTTAGGAAATAATTTATCTGGCAAGCCAATTTTTTGGGCTGATGCCAACAATGCAGATGCATACGAACAATTTATTACTGTACTTAATTCAGCATTAGGTACTGCAAACAGATTTACATCACCAGCAAAAGATGGTACAGTTGGTGGTGTTAAAACAGAAATATATAGAATCCTTAAAAGTTTAAATAGTCCATTGAGTTTTCCTTTTAAATCTCAGATTGCTGGAAATAGTAGGGAGTTTGAAGTTGTTGATGCAGACTTCTTTGATGGTAAATACTTTTATGAAAGACATCCAGACCCTATAAACAGTTTTGGTATAATCTACAGAAATGACGGCAAAGGACAAAATAGCAGAAATTCAGGATTTTTTGTTCTTTTTAAACAAGGAAAATTACAGTCTAAAGATTTTAATTTTACTGCTCCTATCCCTAACAGAGAACAGGAGATAGGCGTAATAGGTATTAACCAAACCGATTTTTGGTTACAGGAAATTAGAAGTTCAGGATCTATAATTAGCAAATGGACACAAATACCTAACACAGTAGGTCAAACTGTAAACTTTAATGCTCAACAAAATAATACTAGAAATTTATTTGTTGCAGAATCTATTGCTAATGATAATGTTCGTTTAAAATTTACAGACGGAAATTTTGGAAGAATTCCAACAGGCCTTTACAGAGCATGGTATAGAACTAGTGATGGAGAAAATTATTCTATTAGGCCTGCAGATATGACTAGAAAGAGTGTTACTATTCCATATGAAAATAGTAATGGCCAAATATATAATTTAACAGTTACATTTAGTTTACAATCTACTGTAAATAACGGTTTGCCGGCAGAAGGCATTACTAATATAAAAAGAAACGCATCACAAGTTTACTATACACAAAACAGAATGGTTTCAGCACAAGACTATAATGTGTTTCCATTTAGTAAAAGTAGTAACATTCAAAAACTAAAAGCAGTTAATAAAACTCATGCAGGGCACAGCAGATATATTGATATAAATGATCCTACAGGAACAGTTCAAAACATAGAGCTATATGGGGATGATGGATATCTATACAAAGAATATAAAACAACCTCATCTTCAACCATTATAAGTCCTAATAATACAGCAAATAACTTTGTAGAAAATACATTACCTGAGTTGTTAAAAAATCAGGGACTTAATAACTTTTTGTATGAAACAGCAAGATCAGAATGGGTATCATATAAAAATAATTCCTTTGATCTGGAAACATTAGATATCACATGGAAGCCTCTTCCTGTAGCAGACGAAGGCACAACAGGTTATATGACAGAAACCAGTAGTGTAACTTCTGGTGGTTCAGAATCTGTTTTAACAAATACATATCTAACATTTAAGCAAATTCAGGAAAATAACTATATTAAATGGGTA